CCCTTATGAATTAGAATATTTACATTGGTATGATTTTTATAATGATTTAGAAAATTTAAGTACAAGTGAATTTGGAACTTGTTGTGTATTAAGTAGAATACAAAGTATATTAAATACAGATATTAGTAAAATAAAAGATACAAAAGAAAGAACAAAAGTAGGAAAAGCAATAAAATTAATAAGAGAAAAATATTGTGTAAATAATGGATTAGAAAAAAGAATGACAAAAGAAGAAGAAGAAAGTGCGTTAGCATTTTACAAGGCTTTAAATGTAAATGTTTGAGGAAGGAGGTTGTAAAGTGGACGGATATATAACAATAGGAACACAATTAGAAACAAAAGAATTTGACCAACAAATTGCAGAATTAGAAAGAGAAATAGAACAAATTGAAAAAGATTTAGAAAATGCTTTTAAAGGTGGCTTAGCAATAGATAGTAGACCTGTAAGAAGAATGCAAGTTGATTTAGAAAAAGCTAGAAATAAATTAGCGGGGTTGTATCAACAAAAAATGAAATTACAAAATAGCGGTGGATTTGAAAAAATAGAAAGTTCTTTATCAAATATGATAAAAAGAGCGGGTAGATTTGTAGTAGCAATATTTGGTATTAGAAGTGCTTATTTAGGGCTAATGAGAGTGTCAAATAGTTTAGCAAGTTATGACCAACAGTATGCAGCTAATTTAGAATATATTAGATATGTATTAACACAAACAATAGCACCGGTATTAAAATGGATAGTCAGTGCAGTTGGAACTGTTTTACAATATATATATGCTATTTTAGAAGCGTGGTTTGGTATAGCTTCAAAATTAAATTTAAGTGTTGAAAGCTTTAATAAAATGAAAGCGGGAGCAAGTGGAGTAAGTAAAGCAGTAAAAGAAATTAAAAAAGATTTGCTTGGCTTTGATGAAATAAACAGATTAACAGAACAAGGAACAGTTGCAGGAGCAGGAGGAGTTGGAATACCAGACTTTGATATAGGTGGACTTGGAAATGTTCCACAATGGTTACAATGGATAATTGATAATAAGCAAACAGTATTAAATATATTGGCAACAATAGCAGCAATAATTGCATCAATTAAAATAGCACAATTTTTAGCAAGTTTTAAAACAATATTCAATTTATTTAGCAATATGGCAAATTTAAAAACATTTGGATTAATTGCAGGATTAGCAATAACTATTGCAGGAATAATAGAAACAATTAAAGCATTAATTAAATTTATAGAAGACCCATCTTGGAATAATTTTATAGATGTTTTAAATGGAATAGAAACAGCGTTAATAGGAGTAGGAATTGCAATGGTAGCATTAAATGCTTCCAATCCTGTTGGCTGGATAATATTAGCAGTTGCAGCAATAATAGAATATGTAAAGTGGTTAACAAAAGACGAAGCACAAATATTAAGTGTAGAAGATGCACACAAAAAATTAAAAGAAGCAATAGATGCAACAAATGATGCAACTTTACAATATATTGATTCAGTAAAAGCGGTTGAAGAAGCAGAAAAAAATTTAGCAGAAATAGAAAAAAGAAATAAAATTACAGGAGAAGAATTACAAAAACAAGTAGATAATGGAACATTAAGTTATAAAGATATGACATTAGCACAAAGAGAAGTATATGAGGCTTATGTAAAAAATGAAAGTGCTCAATCTAGATTAATAGATACAACAGAAAAACTAACAGAAGCTAAACATAATCAAGAAATACAAAATTTAGATACAGCATTATCAGTAGCAAAAGAAAACGATAATATGGAAGAATGGAAACAAACAGTAATAGATGCATGGAATACAAATAAAATTAAAACAGAAGAAGCAAGAAGTTTTGTTGAAAGAGCTATGAGTGATATGTCTCTGTCAGCAATGGCAACTTTTGGTAGGGATATTCCTGAAGAAATAAAAAAAGGACTTGACCCTACAAGATATCAAAATCCAATTCAAAAATTTAAAACAGCAATGGAATCATTATTTTTAATAATAAAAAATGGATTAAAAAATGCGTTTAGCGTAAACTTTAGTGTTGGTGGTGGTTCTGGTACTGGAGGAGGAAGTATATCTGGACGTGCAAAAGGTGGTATATTTTATCCAAGTATGTTGCCAAAATTAGCAGTAGGTGGAATTATAAATCAACCCGGAACAGGTACATTTTATAATGGAGCAATAATTGGAGAAAGAGGAGCAGAAGCAGTTGTTCCTTTAACAGATACACAGCAAATGGAATTATTAGGCGAAACAATAGGCAGATATATTACTATAAACGCAAATATAGTAAATACAATGAACGGAAGAGTAATATCAAGAGAATTAAAACAAGTACAAAATGAGCAAGAATTTGCTTATAATACATAATAAGGAGGGTTAGATAGATGTATGTAAATAAAGATAGTGTTATAATAAATAGTTTGTCTATGGGACAATATTTAGTAGAAGCAGAAACACAATATCCAAAATTATGGGGAAGTGATACAGGAAGAAATTTAGCAGGAACTTTTACAGGAACTTTCAAAGGTGTTTTTCCAAAATTAATATTAACATTTAGAAAATTAAATCAAGCTGAAATGCATTTATTAGCTCCATATTTAGATAATCCTTTTCAAACAACTTCTTATTATGATGATAATAAAGGAGAACAGATAACAATGAATACATATTCTGGAGATTGGAGTAATAAATCAAAAAGAATAGGAGTTGCGGAGGGAGTTAAGTGTAGCTTTATTGCAACTGCAAAAAGGAGTTGATGTAATTGAAAACACATACAAACGATTTTAAAAATCAAATAAAAACACTTGGTAGAGAAATAAAAGCAACTATTAGTTATGGAAGTACAGTATTAGAAGAAGAACTATTTTCAATAACACCACACTTTGAAGCTAATTTATTAAAGTCTGTTATGAAACAATTAGACATTGAAAGTTCTGTAAGTATTCCAGTAGGTACAATAATTAATTGTCAAATAGGTATAAAAGTAAATAATAGTTATGAAATGCTAGATTATGGAAACTATGTTGTATATAGTGTAGAAAGACAAGAAGATTTGAATAATTATAAAATAATAGCTTATGACAAAATGCTATATGCTATGAAAGATTATGAAGAATTAAATATTACATATCCAATAACAATAGCTAATTATTTAAGTGCGATAGCAAGTGAATTAGGACTATTAGTTGAAAGTAATGTATATTATAATTCAAGTTTAACAATACCTGCAGATTTATATAAAGATTTAGGTTATACATATAGAGATATATTAGATGAAATTGCGGAAGCAACAGGAAGCATTATTTGTATTAATAGTAATGATAAAATAGAAGTAAGATATCCAACAAATACAGGTGATACAATAAATGAAGAATTTTTAAAAGATATTAATGTAAACTTTAATGAAAAATATCGGACCAATAAATTCTATTGTATTAAGTAGGGCTGCAGAAAGTGATAATGTCTATATACAAGATACAGAAAGTGTTACAGAAAACGGATTATGTGAATTAAAAATAATAGATAATCAAATTATGAATGGAAATGATAGAAGTGATTATTTACAAGGATTGTTAAGTGCTTTAGATGGATTATATTATTATATAAATAATATAAGCAGTATAGGAATAATGTATTATGATGTAGGAGATTTATATAATATACAAATTGGAGAAACTACTTATCAATGTATAATGTTAAATGATGAGATAAATGTAACAACAGGAATACAAGAATTAATACACACAGAGATGCCTGAACAAAGTCAAACAGATTATACAAAAGCAGATAAAACAGACAGAAGAATAAATCAAACATATTTAATAGTAGACAAGCAAAATCAAGTAATAGAAAGTGTTATTAGTAGAATAGAAGATTTACCAATTATAACTACATCTGGATTTAGTACAACTGCGTCTGTTACATTGTTAGATATAAATAATAGTGAACCGATGGCTTTAAATATATATCCAATTAATAATAATATATCTTATATTTATCCAAGAAGCAATATTTATCCAAGCAACAATTTATATATGTCTGATAGAAAAATAAGGTTTATAAGAACATATATTGAAGATGGTATAACAAAGACACAAAATATAGATTATGTATTGCCAAATGATTTGTTATATTATGACGAAGAAAATTATGATGTTTTTGAATTAAATTATCAAGAACAAATATGTAAAATAACTAAAAAATGCAAATATAATGAAGATGGCTCGGTTGGATTATTACCATCAACACAAGTAATAAATTATCCATATCCATTTATATCATTAGAAGATGGAGATTATGAAATTAAAATACTTGGACATAATACAGGATATATATATGTAAAATTAATGGCTAAAAGTGATTATACAAGTGAATTTTATACTAAAAAAGAAACAAATGCAAAAATAGAAGAAAAAGCAGATGAAATTAATATAAGTGTTAATCAAAAATTAAGTAATTATAGTACAACAACAGAAATGAATAGTGCAATAAATATGAAAGCAGATGAAATTAATTTAAAGGTGGAGGAAAAATTAGATGAAGAAGATTTTACAGGTGCTAATATTATGCTTGCTATCAATGATGATAGTAGTTCCGCTAGTATTGATGCGGACAAAATAAGCTTAAACGGAAAGACAATAAACCTAACAAGTGATGACATTGCAATAAATAGTACACACTTAAATATAGATAAAAATGGAAACACGTCAATTACATCAAGCGCATCTAATTATACAGGAGCAGAATTGAAATTAATAGGGCAAGTACTTACTAATTATTTATATTCAAGTGCAATAGTAATAAAGCCTAATGATACTTCTAATATTGCTTTAGGAGGAATGGAAGTTATCCCAACAACATTAGGTTCTAGCGATTTACAAGGAACAATAGCGTTATTATCAAGTAATGGAGATTTTATACAATTAATTCCATCACAAGGCATAGATGTCTCTGAGAATATACATGCAATGGGAACAGTTACAGGCTCTAATATCCAGTCAGATGAAAGATTGAAAAAGAATATAAAAGATAGTTCAATTAAAGCGTTAGACATTATAAGTGAAATTAAGCATAGAGAGTTTGATTGGAAAAAAGACAATAAGCATATAGAAACAGGATATATAGCACAGGAGTTAGAAAAGATAGATGAAAACTTTGTTATAAAACAAAATGATACATACTACGTTAACATTCTACCAGTTTTAGCAACAGCGACAAAAGCAATACAAGAACAGCAACAAGAAATAATAGAATTACAAGAAAGAATAGAAAAATTGGAAGGAGGAAAATAAAATGAGTTACACAAAAACAAATTGGGAAAATTTACCAAGTACAAATACACCAATAAATGCGACTAACTTAAATAAAATAGAAACACAATTAGAAGCAAATACAAACGATTTAGATACATTAAAAGCAAAAATAATTGATAGCGGTTTTAAAACGACAGGCTATTCGTTTGTTTATAATTTAAGTCCCTTAAAAACATATTTATTGATAATTGCGTCTGTTGGAAATGGAGATATTTTTGACCCTTATGTTCATATGATGGTAACAGCAAGTGCAAATGATAAAACAAGTAGAGGTTTAGAATTAGGAAATGGTTCGGGTTATAATAAACCTACAATAAATTTGAGTGGTTTAACCTTAAGTATTACAACAACTACTCCATATAATATATTATCATTAGTAGAAATTGGATAATTAAAATTTAAAAAGAAAGGAAAAAATAATGAAATTCATATTAAATAAAGACAAATTAGAAATAAAAAATACAGAAATATTAAGCTCTGGTTCTATAAATTATTATAAAGAGCAAGTTGAATATGATGAAAGTTGGAATGAATTAAGTATAGAAGCAATTATGATAAAAGAAAATGAAGAAAAAGGAACATCAATAGCAGTAATAAATAATGAATTTTATATAGATAAAAAGCTTAATGGGAAATATTGGATAGGATTTATAGGATATACAATAGAAAATAATATTAAAATATATCAAATATCTACTAAACTTAAAATGCTTCATTTCTTAAAAGGAGCAGGAGAAATTGATGTAACAAATTCGCAAGAAGTTCCAACGCCTAGTGAATGGGAAATATATTTAGCACAAGTACAAGAATTTATAGATAATGGAAATGAAATAATAAATCAAGCTAGTAACTTAAATGTTGAGTTAGAAGGAACAATATTAACAATTACAGATAAAGAGGGAACTGAAAAGTCTGTTGATACAAAAGGAGAAAAAGGAGATAATGGAAAAGACGGAAAAGACGGACAAGATGGAAAAGACGGACAAGATGGATATACACCAATTAAAGGTACAGATTATTGGACTGCTCAAGATAAATCGGAAATGGAAAATGACGTAATAACAGATATTACGCCAACATTAAATAATAAAGCAGATAAAAGTGAAATTCCAGATGTAAGTAATTTTATAACAAAAGATGCAAATAATTTAACATATTATGAATTAAAAACGAATACAGGTTCATCTATTGAATTAAGTATAAATAGTTCAACTTATGTTGTTACATTAAGCTTAAAAAATAGTGCTGGAACAATATTAAACACACAGACAATAGATTTGCCTTTAGAAAGTGTAGTAGTTAACGGAAGTTATGATAGCACAAATAAAAAGATAATTTTGACATTACAAAGTGGTAGTACAATAGAAATACCAGTTGGCGATTTAATAAGTGGTTTACAAGCAGAAATAACATCTTCAAATAAATTATCAAGTGATTTAGTAGATGACACAAATAATACTAACAAATTTGTTACAGCAACAGATAAAACAAATTGGAATGCAAAAGAAGATGCTTCAAACAAAGTAACATCTTTAAGTAATTCTAGTACAGATACACAGTATCCTAGTGCAAAATGTGTATATGACATAGTAGGAAATATAGAAACGCTGTTAGGAGGTATATAGAATGAGTATACAAAGTGAAATAACAAGATTACAGGGAGCAAAAGGAGATTTAAAAACTGCAATAAATTCTGTAACAGATGAAGAACATAAAATAACCAATGAAACAATAGATGAATACTCAGATTATTTTCAATATATTTCTACTAGTGCTGATTCTAATATATATAAATTTGCTACATTACAAGAAGCTCAAGCTAAAAATGATTATAACGTGGGTGATATAGCTGTAGTAATGAATAAAAAGTCAGTTCCTTTTTATCCTGTAATATGGAGGAATACTTCTTTGGGTTTGGGTAATTGGATAAATATACAAGTTGTTGATACAGTTACATTTGATACAACACCAACAGCCGTAAATTATTCTAAAACTTGGACTACTGGAACTGGTACTAAATCTTATTCCCATACACTTTCTATAGTAGTAAATAGCACCACTGTGTCTATAAGATTACCATATAGCAACAATAGTTCTGAAGAATTAAGTTTATCATGGGCGAGTCAAGATGGATTAACTTATACATTTGATTACGGACAAACAATCGCAATCACTCCAACAAATACACCTAGAGTAAAAACATATTTTGTAGGTAGTACTACTAATCCAATGTTAGCTACTATAATGCAATATTTTTTAAGTGATTGGACAACATGTGAAATTATCTCAAAATTCTTAGTTTATTCTATGAATGATATTATAAACAATTATTACAGATATGAGGGCATATATACAGATGGAGGTACTTTAAGTCCTATTTACCCTAGAAATTATAGTACAACTGTAATAGGAGATAATAATACTATAATAGATGTACTTCCATATGATACCACATATGTAGTAGATGCTAATTGGTTTAGGCAATATACTCCATTTGGTTCGAGTGAAACATCATCTCCTATTTTAGATTTTGGAAATATATTGTATGTAAGAGCTTATGTTGTGTATAACACTGCTAATAATAAATGGTTAGTGTGTAGTGTGAATGCAGATACAGCATACAGTATAAATAAATCAACAGGAGCATATACACAATTGACAGCAAGTGATACATTAACGATAATATTAGCTACTAATACGACCCAAACACTATATATATTAGATGATGATTTAGATATAACTAGCTTAAAAGCAGCAATTAATTGTGCTGGTACTTATGATAATGGTATAAATACTATTTCTAGTTTTAAAGAATATTTACCAATTACGTTAGAATTAAATAAAAATAATCAGTTGGCAAAAACTTCAGATAATATAGGAATTCACACGTCAAATTATGGGACACCTTTGAATAGAGCGGAATCATTAGGATTAGTATTATATAATAAAGTAGATACAGACATGTGTTTAGCATTAGCGAATTCAATACTGGGGGTGAATTAGTATGTTTAATATGAAGTTTTATGGTGAAAAGTTAGCAAATATTAAAACCAATGAATGTTTATTATGTCAGAATATAAGTGATGAAGTTATAATAGGAACTAATGAAAAAGCGGAGTTTAATAATCCAAAGAAATATAAAGCTATTGATGGGCATCATTCTGGAGGAATAGTAGTAATGTTTCCAGGTGATGTTATATGTAATTGGGTTAGTGAAGTATCTCTCATAGAACCTATAAAAGATATGGTTTGTTGTTATTTGATGAATAAAGGACTTCCCTTAAATTTTGATAGTAATGATATTATGATAAATGGTAAAAAATTATTTGGTACTATGTCTACACCATATAATGGTAATTATTATGAAGGAATGTTTTTGTCTTTTAATCCTGATAAAGATTTGATAGATAAAATTTGTAAAAAAGAAATGAAAAAAGTGCCAATCGGTTTATCTTCGTATAATATATCTCCTGAAGAAATGATTACGTTATGTAGAGATTTAATCAAACGATATGGGTTAAAGGAGGTAGAATAATGTTAGATGATTTATTAGAAAAACTAATTGCAATAAATGATGAAAAAATAACAAAAATTACACCACAGAATATTAAGTCTGGTATAACTGCATTCGGCGTACAAGGTAATGTAGTTGAACTAAAAGGAGAAACAAAAACTGTAACCCCTACAACATCTCAGCAGACAATCACACCTAGTAGTGGAAAAAATGGAATAACAGAAGTTACCGTAGAAGCAGTCACAAGTTCTATTGATGCAAATATAACTGCTAGTAATATAAAAAAAAATGTTGAAATATTAGGGGTAACAGGAACACTTGAAGAAGGTGGTGGAGAAACAATACTAGATGTAGGAGATAATAATGTAAGTGTCAGTGGAACAACTTTAATTTTTGGAGAGCCTGAATATACAGAGTTAGAATATATACAAGGCACTGGAACACAATATTTGACAACTAATATAACCGTATCAAATAGTACTATCGTAGAATTAGATGCTGGATTTACATCTGTACCTCTAACAGAAGCATATTTGTTTGGTGGTAAAACTGATAGTACACAGGGTAGTGGTAATGGTAGATGTGCAGTTGGTACAGAATACATTTCAGGAAGCCCACCACCATATAGGTGGTATATTGGTATGGGTAGACCGTATGCTTACAATGCTGTGACAGATGGTACAGAACACATATTTAAAATAGATTTTGTAGAAAATAAATATTATATTGATGGAGTTCAAGGTGGTACTGGTGATTTAACTGGAGAAAGTTATCCGTTTTACTTATTCGCAATTAACACTTCAACTGGAGCATTAGGAATTGCTGAAGCAAAAGTGTATAGTTTAAAAATACAACAAAATGGAGAAACAGTATTAGATTTGATACCAGTACAAAGAATTTCTGATGATGAAGTATGTATGTATGATAAAGTAACCGAAACTTACTTTACAAATGTTGGAACAGGTTCATTTATAGCTGGACCAGAAAAAGGAGGTAATGAATAATGTCAAGTATAGATAAAGTAAGAGTAAATAATGTAGATTATGATATAGGAAATACACCAGTAGATACATATAGTACAAGTACAGATGATAGTTATAGTTGTAATTATATAAATGGATTAAATGAATATTCTACAACAGAGCAGAGAATAGGAACGTGGATAGATGGAAAGCCGTTGTATAGAAAAATGTATAATTTAGGAACTCTACCTAATAAAGCTACCAAAACTGTTGCTTTAAATATATCTAATTTAGAATATGTTGTATATGTTTCTGGAACAATGTACTCAAGTGAAGTAGCTGCACAATTGCCTTATGCGTCAAACGTTAACGACGGAGTAAATTTTTTTATTAACGGAACAAACCTCGTTGTTCAAACATTAAGTGATAGAAGAAGTTTATATGGTGTAGCAGAACTACGATATACAAAAACAACAGATACTGTATCATAAAGGAGGAATAAAATTATGGAGAATTTATTAAATTTAAGTTTTGCTAATACAATATGGCAAATTGTACTACCATTAGTATTAATGATATTAGATATTATAACAGGATATTATAATGCATGGAAAGATAATGATGTTAAATCTTCAAAAATGAGAGATGGAATAGGAAAGAAAATAGCTGAATTAGTATACATATTATTAGGATTCTTGTTTGCAAGAGCATTTAATCTTGATGCTATTTCTCATTTTATATCTATCTATATAATCTATATGGAAATAATGAGTGTTGCTGAGAATTGTAAAAAATTAGGTATAGGCTTACCAAAACAGTTAAGTGATAAATTAAATAATGAAAATAGGGAGGAATCAGATGAACGTAAAGACATATAGTATAAAAAAAGATAAAGATGTACATGTTACAAAAAATATTACAGTATGGGAATTAAGAAGTAGAGATGGAGCAGATATAGTAAAACAAGATTATGTAGTAGTATGTCATGCCCAATATGCAAGAGAGGTTTATGGAAGAGCTTTTAATATTAATTCTGCATTTAGAACTCCAAGCTGGAACGCAAATCCTCAGGTCAAAGGAGAAAAAAATAGTAAGCACTTAATTAGTTGTGCAATAGACGGATGGATAAGTGGAGTAAAACAGCAAGATTTGGCGAACTTGTTCTATTCTATGGGATTAATTAGAGTAGGAGTTTATTCTAGTTTTGTACATTTTGATACAGCCAGAAGTCCTAGATGGTTAAGTAAAGGTACATTCAAGAAAGTAAATGTTCCATATTTAGGCAGAGTAATAAGCTCTACTAAAAATAGAACTGATTATTTAGTAGCAATAATACAATATAAATTAAATCTATTAGGATATAATTGTGGAACAGAAGACGGAATAGCAGGAAAGAAGTTTGATACGGCAGTAAAATCATTCCAAAAAGCAAAAGGATTAGCTGTAGATGGTATTGTAGGAAAAAATACATTTAATGCGCTTTTTAATTAATCTTGTATTATTTTTAAAAGAATGATATAATAAATATAGGCTAGACAAGAAGTAGCTATCTTGTTGAAAGACGACCCAACTCGTTTGCCTATATTTATTTTATTAGTTGGGAGAAAGTTGGGAATTATGAAAAATGAAATTTGGAAAGATGTAAAAGAATATGAGGGATTATATAAAGTTAGTACATTAGGTAGAATTAAATCTTTAAAATTTAATAAAGAAAAAATATTAAAACAAGAAAAAACACAAGATGGATATTTGACTGTGCGTTTACGCAAAGATGGAAATGTAAAACATATTGGAGTACATAGACTTGTAGCACAAGCTTTTATAATGAATTTAAACAATTTACCTCAAGTAAATCACAAAGACGAAATTAAGACTAATAATAATGTCGATAATTTAGAGTGGTGTACACAACAATATAATATGAGTTATGGTTCTAGAACAAAGAAAATAAGCAAGCAGGTTTATCAATATACTTTAAATGGTAAATTTATAAAAAAATGGGAAAGTATTACAAATGCTCAAGAAAAATTAAATATAAGACATATTTCTGAATGTTGTAATGGTAAAATGTTAACTGCTGGGGGATTTGTTTGGAATTATGATAATATTTTTAAACCAATAATTTATAAAAATAATAGAAAAGAAGTAAATCAATATGATTTAAGTGGTAATTTTATAAAAAAATGGTTTTGTATATTAGACATTAAACGAGAATTGGGTTTTGACAACAGAAATATATGTGCTTGTTGTAAGCATAAAAGAAAGACCGCTTATGGTTATATATGGAAATATGCAGATATTTGACAAAATTTTTAATTAAATATTTACAATAATAAAAAAATATTATATAATAATGTTGTAAAAAATATTTTTACTATCCTATAAATATCAAGGCTAGTTAGGAGTAATTAACCTAGCGAAAGTACACTCCATTGTATTGCCTTGATTTAATTAAATAAAATGGAGGGAAATGGAGGAAAAGGATATGTATTATATATTAAGCATTTTATTAGGATTAGTTCCAGAAGTTTTATATTTTACTTTATTTATTACTTATACAAAAAATATAAAAGAAAAAAGAGTAAAATTATTTTTATTAATAAGTGTTGCATATTTCTTGTGTATATTAGTACAAGAATATCAAATATTATATTATATAGCATTAATTGTGTTAATATATATTATATTAAAGATTTTATATAAACAAAAAGTTCAAATAATTGATGTTTTTATAATTTCTTTTGCATATTTATGGTTAGCAATTTTATCAGCCATATTATTTATATTTTTAAATGACAATAATTTTGTATTTTTATCTATAATTGATAGAATATTTTTATATTTACCTTTTATATTTAAAAATAAGTTCAATGTTATATATAAAAAATATTATAAATTTTGGAATAGAAATGATGCAGAAAAAAGACCAATAAAAAGCATTACATTAAGAAATATAAGTTTGATATTATTAAATGGTTTAATATTTTTATTAAATATTACCATTATTAATATAATAAATTTTTTAAAGTAAGCGAGGTGATTAACATGCCTTGGGGTTCAATTTTATTATTCTGCGATACAGAAGATGGAGAGTAAGATATGAAGAAAATGTTTAATTTACCAAGCATTATTTTCAATCTTGCAGAAGTTGGAGTAATATTATTAGCAGGCAGATTACTCCAATTAAAGTTAGAAATAATGCTAATGATTATGGCTATTTTTGTTATGATTAGAATTACAATAGGCGGAGCAATGCACTATAAAAGTCCTTACAAATGTGCAATATGGAGTTTACTTGTATTTTTAAGTTTATTTACCTTAACAAATGTAGGACTTGGAGTGTCTATTATAATGGCTATATTTTGTGCTTTTATCTTAACCACAAAAGGAAATATAAACGATGCTTTTATGTGGAAAGGCAAAGATACAAAATATGCAGATATAGAAGAATACATCAAATATAATTCTATGGAAACAAAATTAATTGAATATGAAGAAAAATTAAAAGAAAAAGATAATTTGACTTATCTTATATATAAATATAGATTTAAAGATAAAATGACTTTTTCACAAATAAGTGAAAGATTAGATTTAGAAAATCCTAGAATAGTCGAAAAGCTAGAACAAATTGCTTTTAGTTTTAGAATATTCTTTGGTATATAATTGACTTATAAAAAAATATATATTATAATGTTTATACGGTTTGTTTTTGGACAATAACTATTTGCCTTTGTGAAAGAGCAGAATGGGGATTGTTATGTGCAGTCGATAGTAGTTAGAAAAATCTAACTACTATTTTTTATATAGTCGTACTAGATAGATTTAAAATAAGAATTATATAATTAAAATAGAAATAGATGTGAGTGCCTGCTAACATCTATTTCAAGTGGGCAATTTACCTAAAAAGTAAGTTGCCTTATTTTTATATCAGGAAAGGAGATACGAGAAATGAAAAAAGAAAGTCGAAATATAACAAAGTAGATTTTGCTTGGTATCTTCTTTTTATTTTAGACATATACTTTTATGTCTTAACAATAAAAATGTCTTAGAAACGATTTTGAAAAGAATTGGAGGTATTTTAAAATGGCATATCCAGCATATACAAATAATAATCAATATTATATGCAAAGTTTAGAAGATATGAGAAATAGAATTGACAATCAAATAAGACAATATCAACAAAATCAAATGCAAATGCAACAACAACCTATACCACAGGTAACACAAAATTTTCAATTAGCACCTACACAAAATAATGCAAATGAATTAGAAGCAAAATATGCTAACAACATAGACGAAGTTAAAAATACTTTTGTTATAAAAACAGGAATATTTTTAAATAAAGATTACAGTACACTTTGGTTAAAAGATGTAAGTGGTAATATAAGAACATTTAAGACAGAGGAAATAATAGAAGTAGATGAAAGAGATAAAGAAATAATGGCTTTAAAACAACAAATTGAAGAAATGAAAGGAATGATTACAAATGAACGCAATGCCGATAATTCAAACATTAATGAACAGTTTGAAAGTAAAAGCACCACAAAACTTTCAAATCGTAAACAATCTAATGCAAAGTAATGGAAATCCACAAGATATAATAAAACAGCTTATGGGAAGTGCAAGCAAAGAGCAAAAAGAAGCCTTATTTAGACAAGCAAAAAATTATGGAGTGCCAGATAATATTCTTTCACAAATACAAAATATGAAATAGTTAAGCATAACGATTATGTCCCTTTTTAAAGCAACCAGAAGTTGGCTTTGCATTTCCGTATTGATATGCGTATTTTACATTGTAACTTTGAGTACACCATTCTAAATTGTCAACAGCGTTGTTAGATGGGTCGTTGTCTTTATGATTTATAATAAGATATTTATTAGGGTTAGGAATAAAAGCTTCTGCAACAAGTCTATGTATTGATATGTATTTATCTTTTTGATTTTGCTTTAAATCAACACGATAATATCCCCTATTTGTTTTTAATGGTTTTAATAGTTGACCTTTTGTAGTTCTAAAACCGTTAAATGTTTTAACTTTACGAGTAAGACTCTTTACTCTACCTAAATTAGATACTTGATAAGCTCCTTCATAACCCTTTATATCTTTCCAAATTTCTTGCATAATAACTCCTTTCTGTGCAAAGAAAAAGGAACTTATATAAATGTATCAATTATAGGGTTTATTGTTGAGACAAGCCCATAAAAGATACACTTATACAAATTCCTTAATCTTGCCTCAACATCTATATTATAACACGCGTGGGATGGAAAAGTCAAGATGGAATTAAAATATAATAAAGGAGGAAAAAATTATGGGAGAAAGTACACCTAGTGTCAGCGATATAAGAGCAGTAATGGATGCAAGCAACGGTTCAAACGGCTATCCATATCCAGTTTATCCATACGGAGGAGGATTTGGAAATTCTGGATTTGGTGGAGATGCTTCTTGGTTATGGCTTATTATTATTCTAGCTTTATTTGGAGGCTGGGGAAATAATGGCAATGGTGGTTTTGGTAATGGCTTTAATAATGATTATGCTTGGCTATCTAATGGTCAAAAAGAAATCATGCAAAACACAAACGACGGATTTAACACATTACAATTAGCAAACCAATTAACAGGAATTTCTAGTGGAGTACAAAACCTATCAACTCAATTATGCAATTGTTGTGCAGATGTAAATTCAAATTTATGTAATGGATTTGCAGGAGTAAATGCAACAGTAAATGCAGGATTTGCTAATGCAGAGCAATCAGCTAATGCAAGACAAATGGCTAATATGCAACAGTCATTTAATAATCAATTAGCTACATTACAAGGATTTAATGGTTTAAGTTCACAATTTGCTGATTGTTGTTGCGAAAATCGTTTAGCAACTCAAGATTTAAAATCAACTGTTATAAGTGAAAACTGTTCTGATAGAGAAGTTTTGAGAGAAATCGGACAAAATATACTTGTAAATCAAACAGCTAATACTCAAAAGATAATAGATGAAATCTTTAGAGATAGATTAGATGAAAAAGATGAAAAAATAAGTGATTTACAAAGACAATTACAAATGGCTGATTTAAAAGCTAGTCAAATAGCACAAAACGCATTTATTGCACAAGGATTTTCAAATGAAGTAGACCAGTTGTATAACAGATTAAATTCTTGCCCAGTACCAACAACACCAGTATATGGTAGAACACCTATATTTACTTGCAACAATGGTTGCGGATGTGGAAACACATTTGGAAACACAATAGTATAGCAAAATGTCGATAGACAAACTCGAATACGAGAACTTGCTAATTTTAGATAGTAAGCAAGTCTTACTATCTTTTTTATTACTTGTAATAAAATTAAAATTATGATATAATAGCAATGTAATTCAAGAACAAAAAATAGGGGGGAATATTATGAATAATTTTATTGATATTACAGGGAAAAAGTTTAATAGGTTGACAGTTATAAAGAGAATTGAAAATTCTACTTTTAGAAAAGCTAGATGGTTATGTAAATGTGATTGTGGTAATTTTACAGAAGTTTCTGGAGATAATTTAAGAAATGGCTCGGTAAAAAGCTGCGGTTGTTTAATTAAAGATAAAAATAAACAAAGAGCTACGCATAGAAAAAGCAATATTAGACTTTATAATATATGGCGAAATATGAAAGCAAGGTGTAATAATTCAAAAAATCCAGATTATAAAAACTATGGTAAAAGAGGCATAAAGGTTTGTGATGAGTGGATTAATTTTGAAAATTTTTATAATTGGGCTATTAATAATGGGTATAAAGAAAAATTATCAATAGATAGAGTAGATGTAAATAAAAATTATCAACCTAATAATTGTAGGTGGATTAGTTTAAAGAAACAGTCATATAATAAAAGAAATAGTTTTTTTATTAATATAAAAGGAGAAGAAAAATGTTTAGCGGAATGGTGTGAAATTTATAATGTAAAATATTCAACAGTATATAGAAGAATTACAAGAAATAAAATGAGCATTGAAGATGCTATACTAAAACCTATTAAAATTAAATATAGAAATAAATTATATAAAGGAGGAAAATAATATGAGTGGCGTTATACAAGCAGTACAAGAACCAGAAATAACATTGACTTCTAATACAGCATCAGTACCATTCGCAACAGTTGATTTAAGAACAAGAAGTGCAATGAATTGTTGTGGTTTTATAAATCATAACGAAGGCAGTGCTTTATTTAGCATTCTTGATGGTGGATTATATGAGGTAACTTTTAATGCAAATGTAACAAGTGCAACAGCAGGACAAGTAGCATTGGCTTTATTTGCAGATGGTGTACAAATTCTAGGTACAGAAATGGATGCAGTAATTGCAGCGCCAGGAGATTTTGAAAATATTAGTTTTGACAAAAAAATAAGAGTATGTTGCAAAGGAACAGTAAATCTTGCAATAACATCTTTGCCAACAGTAACATATAGCGGTGGAGCAACTCCAGTTATAACTGATACTGAAATACCAATTATTAAAAATGCAGAGATAAGTGTAACTCGACTTGCGTAGGTTTTAGATTATGAATAATTTAGAAAATACATCTAATATCTTGCAAATATTAAGTTTTTTAATATTGATAAATGATTTTAATAATATTGATTTAATGAAATATCTAAAACATCAAGATAATATGTTAAATGAGATTATTGAACAAAATAAACAAATTATAACTCTTTTAAAGGGAGGAAAATAATGGATATAGAAGAAATTATACAAAAAATAATTGATAATGGCAGAATAGAAGATATGCAAGAATTATCTAATATGTTACAAGAAGGTATGCAAATAATAAAAAAATATGATGAAGATTGCTATAAAAAATTTGAAATAAAGCTTTATAAAATGGCTTATGGAAATGTTTTAAGTCCTGAAATGGCAGAAAAAATTGTTTCAAAAATGCGTCCTTATGGCAAAAGGTGGAGTTTAGAAGAAACTAGACAAATACAACAACAAAGAGGAATTAACAATATATCTCCAATTAATTTTTTTGTAGTATTAAATAGTGCATACAATGATTATAACGATATATTTAGAGATAATTTAGAAGATTATATAAGATTTACAATAGATTTTATTCAAGACGAAGATGCAAAAAAAGGTAAAGTATTTTTGTATTTTACTACAATACCTGAATAGAAAGGAGTATAATATATGAATGAAATGGAAAATATGAGATATTATAATGACAGAGATTATGATATGAGAGATGATTATTATGATTACAGAGAAGATTATAGAAGAAGAGATTATGACAGACGTGGTGGAAAAATAAATAACAGATATTATCGTGATTATAGAGATTATAGAAATTATAGAGGAGATTATCACGAAGAATTAGAAATGACAATGGAAGATATGAGAGAACAATACAGAAAATTAGAAGATATTGGAGAAATGGCTCAAAATCAGCAAGATAAAAATATAATTATGCGTGTAGCTCAAAAAGAAAAAGAAAATTATAATATATTAAAACAAATAACAGAAAAACAAATGTAATATAAGGTGGCAGGCAACCTTAATTTTTATGGAGCATTAGCCAAGTGATAAGGCAGAGAGCTGCAAACTCTTCATCAGTGGTTTAATTCCACTATGCTCCTGCAAAGAGGTTTATATGGAAGAAATTTGTAAATTTCAAATTAATAACAATATCTATACAATATATAATGTTGATAAAATTGAAGGAAAAAATAGTTATGTAGGACGAAGCCATTATGGCGATAAAACTTTATATATAGAAAAAGGAATTTTTAAGCAAATGTTATTAACGTTAAAACACGAACTAATGCACGTATGGTTATATGAAAATGGACATACAAACCAAAATAATGATGAAACTTTTGGATATGAAGATGTATGTGAGCTTGTGGCATTAAGTAATAATTCGATTAATAGAATTGTAAAAATTTATTTAAAAAACTATTTACAAATTTAAAAAAATATTGACAAATATTAGTTAATTTTATATAATATTTAAAGTAGTAGATACAAAACAACTAAAAATATGTATTTTGTGTAAATTGGTGGCATAAAATACATATTTTTTTATAAAAAAAAGTATTTACATAGTAAAAACTTTGTGTTATAATATATATGAAAGGAGGATAGTAAAATGAATGATTTAGAAAGATTACGAAAGAAAAGAGCTAGATTAATTAATAAGTCAATAGAAACTTGTGATGAATTTATTAAAATACAACAAGAATTAAATGAATTAGATGTGCAGATTATGATTGAAGAAAATCAAGACCATATTCCACATATTGATTAAAAAGGAGGATAGTAAAATGGAGTTATATTACAGACAAGATGAATTACAAAATTTAATTGATACATTAGAAAGTTTAGTTGATGACAGTGAATATTATCAACAGTATAATGATATCTTAAATGATATTAAATATAAAGCAATAGGAATTTTAGAATACGTAGAGGAAGAAATTGCAGAACAAGAAAAAAAAGAATTAGAAGAAGAAAACAGACAATATGAAAAATCAAGAATATAGTTTATAGGAGGAAATAAAAATGGATTATAAAAAATTAGAAGAAATTAATAAATTATTAAAAACAACAGATATAAAAGGTAAAAATTATGTTGAAGTAAATGAAAGAATAAAAGCATTTTGGCAATTATTTCCAGATGGAAGAATTGAAACAACAATAATAAAATTAGAAGATGGAATGTGTGTAATTGGAGCAGAAGTGTTTGAAAATAAGGAAATGGAAAATCCAAGAGCTACTGGAATTGCTTATGAAAAAGAGGGAAGTACATTTATTAATAAAACAAGTTATATAGAAAATTGTGAAACAAGTGCTGTTGGTAGAGCTTTAGGAAATGCAGGAATAGGAATAGATACATCAGTTGCAAGTGCAGAGGAAGTACAAAATGCAATATTACAACAAACACAAGATATTCCTACAATAAATAAAGAGCAAGAAAATATATTAAGAGATATAATAAAACAAGAAGAATTAGAAAATGAAGAAGTAATACAAATTTTAGAAGCTAATGGATATAAAAAATTGTCAGAAATAAAATTAAGTGATTATGTTAAAATAACAAATCAAATAAAAGGAGAAAAATAATATGGAATTTGTAAAAGTATGTATGAATTGTGGAAATGAATTTGAAAAAGATGTATTGTTTGATAATACATTAACTTGTCCAAAATGTTTTAGTGGAGATGTATTTCAACCAAGTGAAGAATATTATAAAGATATTACTTTAGAAGATTGTTTTTGTTTATATCATACAAGAAAAATTGCTTGTGAATGCTTTGGAGATGAAAAACAAGTAATATTTGTGGAGGAATAATGGAAGAACTACAAAAAATGAATGAACTTAATAATTATTTAACAGCTGCATTGACTGAATATAAAGCTAGAGGAAAAGCCTATGCAGAAGCATATAAAAAATACAGAATATTATTAAGTCAAGAATTATTAAGATTAAAAGCAGAAGGAATGCCTGTAACTATTGCCTATGATATAGCTCGAGGAAAACAAGAAGTTGCAGATGCAAAAGAACAAGAAATAATTACAGAATGTTTATATAAATCTTGTCAAGAGGCTATAAATACATATAAGTTACAAATAAAGATTTTACAAGAAAATATAAATAAAGATTATTAGGAGATAAAATGAATAATTTTAATGAACACCAATTAAAAATAAAAGAATTGTTTGACAAAAATGAACTTAACAGACTAGAAAGAGCATTAAAAGATAAAGACAAAACAAAATTAACAGATTGGGCTAGACAATTCGAGAATCAATTAATAGACCAATACGAACTAGCATTTAGAAAAGAACTAGACCAAGCAATAGATAATTTTATTGTAACAATAGTTTATACATTACATTTTAACGAGAAAACAAAATTTGGAAGAGAAAGAATAAAAGATTTTATGGATGATTTATTTTCAACGATAGAATTATATACAACTGAAGAATATAAACCAGAAGAGTATATAGAAATTTTAAGAAAAGATGGTATTTTAGTTAAAAGAAAAGGAGATGAAGTTTAATGTATAATAATGATAAAATTGAAATTAAAACTGATTGTATTATGTATAGGCCTTTAAAAAAAGAATGTGATGGATTAAAAGAACTATATTGTGTAAAAGAAAAATGTAATTTTTATAAAACAAAAAAAGAAGATGATAAATAATGTATTGCAAATATTTATCTAAAACGCTTCAAAACGGTTTTAAATGCAAATTATATAAAAGACAAGTAATTTATCCTCTGTGTAAAGAAAATTGCTTAGAAACGAAATATGAAGCAAATAGACCCATAAAAAAAGTAAGCAGTAAAAGAATAATTGTAACAAAAGAAATATATAATAAAGTTTATGAAAGAGATAAAGGTTGTTGTAGATTAGCAAATATAACTTGTAATGGAAGATTAGAATTGCATCATATAGTTTATAGGAGTGAAAATAAAAATTTAATAAATGAGCTTTCTAATTGTATAATGCTATGCAATAGACATCATAGATTAGTACATAGCAATAAACATTTATGGCAACCTATATTAAAAGAAATAATAGAAAGGAAGTAAAAATATGAAAGAGATAAAAGAAACAACAAATTATGAAATGTTTAAATTTTTAAGAGGAAATAGGGATATAAATACTAAAAGAGTACAAAAGATTATAAAATCAATTATGGAGGTTGGTTATATAACAAGTCCAATATTAGTAAATGAAAATATGGAGATAATAGATGGACAAGGAAGATTTGAAGCATTAAGATATTTAAGGCTTCCAGTAGAATATATAGTACACCCTGGTATTAATATAAAAGAATGTATTGCTATGAATATTTATCAATCAAATTGGGTTTTACAAGATTATATAAAAAGTTATGTAGATAAAGGAATTGAAAGTTATGTTTTATTAGATAGTTTAATGAGGGAATTTCCGCAAATAAAAAGACTAGAAACATTTGCAGTGGCAATATGGGGTATGAACTCAATGGATACTATAAAAACAAGAACTGGAACTTTAGAAATAACCGAAACAGAGTATGCAGCTGCTAAAGAAAAACTTGAGTACATTTATCCAATAATAGAAAAATACAATAAAATTCCTAGAATTGGTTTATTAACTAATGGAATGATACATTGTTTAAATGTTGAAGGAATAGATAAGAAGTTATTAAAAGAAAAAGTTATAGAAATGTTAGAAACAGATAAAATTCCTCCTATACCAACAATGGATGATTGTATGCAATCACTAGAAACCTTATATAATAAATATAAAAGAGGGAGAACTCTGTTCATTTATACAGAATATAGAAAAATTATTGAGGAAAGAAAACTTGCAGGCATAAATGTTATAAATGGAAAATAACTTGAAATTTTTAAATTTATAATTTATAATAAAATAAAAAAGGAGAAAAAAATGAACGATAATATAGGAGCATTATGGCTAAAAAATGGAAAAAATGGGCAATTTTTAACTGGTAAAATAAAAATTAATGATGAAGATTTAAAAATAGTAATATTTAAAAATACTTATAAAACTAAAGAAACACAGCCAGATTATTCTATTTTAAAAGCAAGAGATACACAGCAACAGGAAGAGCAGCTACAAGAAGATATTACAAGAACAGACTTACCTTTTTAGGAGGAGCGTATTATGTATAAAATTAAAAAGAACATAAGTAAGAAATATCAAAAATATGGAGATGTAAGAACAATAGCAAATGAAGCAGAATATAGTGAAAATTATATTACTCAAATATTAAATGGCAGAGCTTTTCATCGAAAAATGTTAGCTTATATAATTACTAAAGTTTTATGTAGTGAATTAGAAATACAAGATTTATTTGATATTTTTTAAAAAAACTATTTACAAAATTCAAATTCTAATATATAATACAAATATCAAAAGACAAACTGAATTAATTTTATAGGTATTTAAAGTTAGTAATAGCTTTTTATATACAAAAGGAACTTCACTTTTTCAGTTTGTGTGGAGTTCCTTATTTGTTTATTAGGAGAAAAACTATGGCGAAAAATAAGAAATATTATTGGTTAAAATTAAAAGATGACTTTTTTGATGATGATACAATAAAATTTATAGAAGAACAAGAGAATGGAATAAAATATAGTAATTTTTATCTCAAATTATGTTTAAAATCTTTAAAAACTAATGGAAAATTAATTAGACTTGTTGGAGAAACATTAATTCCTTATGATATAAATTCATTATCTAAATTAACAGGAGTAGATTTTGATACAGTAAGAAGTGCAATGCAATTATTTGAAAGTATAAAATTAATTAAAGTATTAGATAGTGGAGAAATATATTTATCTCAAATAGATGAATTAATAGGTAGTGAAACAGATAAAGCACAATTAATGAGAAGATTAAGAGCAGAAAGAAAAGAAATTAGTAACAATGTTACCAAAATGTTACCATATATAGATATAGATAAAGATATAGATATAGAAAAAGATATAAAGAAAAAAAATAAAAAAGAAAAAAAAGAAACGGAATTTGACCTTTTAATAAATGAGAAAATTGCTGATAATCAATTAAAAGAAACTATATATGAATTTGTCAAAATGAGAAAAACTATAAAGAAGCCACTAACAACTAAAGGATTACAATTAATAATAAATAAATTGTTTAAATTATCAGACAATTTAGAAGAACAAATACAAATATTAAACAATTCTATTATGAATAATTGGCAAGGCATATTTCAATTAAAAGATGAAGATAAAAAACAAATAAAAGTAAATAAAAAATATATAGAAAATAATTTAACGGAAGAAGAATATTTTAGAAACGGAGGTGGAAAACGCTATGTATAATGACGAAATAGAAAAAGCTGTCTTGTATTATGTAATATTTGAAGAAGAAGAATTTGAGCTTACAGAAGCTGATTTTGTAAATGATACACATAAGAAGATTATTAGAGCAATTTTAGAATTAAAGGCTAAAAAAGAACAAATATCAATACTGGCAATAAACAGCAAGATAAAAGATACTAATAGTGGACTAATTGATTACATTGCAAATTTAGGAGATTATGTATCATACACTAACCCTGATAAAATCTATGGAATGTTAAAAGAGTACACGAAAAAGAGGCAAGTATTTAATATAAGCAAAAAGATACAACAAAGTGTAGGAATAGCAGAAAATATGGATGTTTATATAGAAAAAGTTATAAATGCATTAAAAAAAATTGAACTGCAAACAGAAAAAGATGAAAACTTTGTGAATCAAGTGATAAACACGGCAGAATTAATTGAAAAAAATAAAAATAAAAAAGAAGATTATAGCTTATATACAGGGTACTTTGACCTAGATGGGCTAACAGATGGATTGCATAATGGAGAATTGACAGTAATAGGAGCAAGACCAGGAGTGGGAAAGACTACATTTGCATTGCAGTTAGCAAAGAACATTGCAGGAAAAGGGAAAAGTGTAGCTTATGTGAGTCTTGAAATGTCAGAAACACAAATGATACAAAAGTTACTTAGTATGAAAACAAGGGTAAATTCAAGGAAGATAAGAAACGGAAATTTAGATGATGAGGAAATAGAAAGAATTAACAATGAATGTAATGCTTTATCAGAGCTAAAATTCAACTTATTAACTAAGATTAATACTATACAACAGATTGAAATTACAGCAAGAAGATTAAAGAATAAGAACCAATTAGATTTGCTTGTAATTGATTATTTGCAGTTAGTAAAAAATGCAGGGGGATTTAGGAGTAGAGAACAAGAAGTAGCAGATATGTCAAGAACATTGAAATTATTAAGTTTAGAGTTAGATATTCCAATTATAGCACTTTGCCAATTAAACAGAAATGCTAGTAGAGAAAAACCCACATTAGCAGATATAAGAGAAAGTGGAGCGATAGAACAAGATGCTGATAATGTAATATTTTTATATCAAGAAAATAAAAACAATGATATAATTACAGTAGATTTACAAAAACAAAGAGCAGGAAATATAGGAAGTTTAGAATTAAATTTTATTAAAAATATAAGTGAATTTAGAAATATAGTGAGGTAATAAATGGAAGATAAAGAAAAAATAATATTTTATTTAAATTTTGCAAAATCAAAGTTAGATAATAATAATTTAAGCCATAAAAAAGCAAGTAAAGAAATTGAAAAAATAATAGAAAGATTAAAATTACAAAAAAATAGGAGGAACTATGGAAAATAAAGTAATAAGTACAGAATATGTGAAAAAAAATTTTATAAAGAAGTCTGATTTAAAAGAATATCTAGACCATGAATTTGTAATAATTAAAAAATGTAGAAATAAGCTAGAATGGAAGAAATATTTAGATGGAGTAGAAAGTGCTTATAGGGCTATACAAAATATATTTTTAGGAGAAGAAGATGTTATTTAGAAAAAATAAAGAAAGAAAACACACTTGTTGTTTATGTGGATTTAATGAATTTAATAATTATTTTGGAGTGAAAAGTTATGATGATATTCCATTTTATGATTTTAATTTTTATGAATTACATAAAAGCAAATGTGGTTATTGTGGATTAGAATATTATTATTTAACAGAGATAAAAAGGAGTTAATAATGAATAAATATAACAACAGAAAAATAATAATAGATGGACATACCTTTGATAGCACATTAGAATATTCGAGATATTGTCAATTAAAGCTATTACAAAGAGCAGGAGAAATAAGTAATCTACAACTGCAAGTACCTTTTATATTACAAGAGAGCTTTAAGAAAAATGGAAAGACATATAAAGCGATAAGTTATATTGCGGACTTTGTATATACAGAAAAAGGAAAAACAATAGTAGAAGATACGAAAAGTGTTGCAACAGAAACACAAGTATTTAAGATAAAGCAAAAGTTATTTGAAAAAAGGTATGCAGATTTAGAATTAAAGATTATTACAAAGGAGTATATATAGATGGAAGAAATAAAAGTACGAGATTATGTTAGAACTAAAGATGGTTATATAGGAAAATATATAAAAGATGGTTTAGTATATAAAACTATTGAATTAGAAGACAATGAAATGTCTTGGATAACAGGAGAAAGCAATATTTTAAAACATAGCAAATATATAATTGATTTAATAGAAGTAGGAGACTATGTAAATGGACATAGAATTTTAGAAAAGACAAAAATAAAAAATAATGAGATGCAAGTATGTATATTAAAAGATAATAATAGCAGTAATTGGATGACTATTAATAATTACACCTTAAAATCAATAGTTACAAAAGAAACTTTTGCTAATATTGAATATAGAATAGGAGAAAACAATGAGTAGATACTTAACACAAAAAGAAGATGGTACATATTTAGAAGAAATAGAAAGTATGGATATGTGTAAATGGAAAATAAACGAAGTGTGTTGTAATGGAGAATGTGAATATGTAGCAGACTATCCTTATCCTTATTGCAAATGCGAAAGTAAAGAAGATTGTCAATATTTTGAAAAAGAAGATGGAATAGTAAAGGAAAATTAATATAAATACAAAGGAGCATATATATGGGAAAAACTAACAGAAGTGCTAGAGAAATGTTAGAAAAGATATACGGAAAGAAATGTATGATTCATGAGGGAATAAGAAAACTAAATCCACCTAAACCAAGTAAAGGAACTTATAGAGGAAAGAGTATTGCAAATCAGCTTACATATCATCATTTAAAATCAAGAAGTGCTCGGAGGAAAAGCAACAGCAGAAAATGGTGCATGTCTTTGCAGAAAATGTCATGATTGGTTAGAACAGTTAAGTGCAAAGGAAAGAGAAATAGTGAACGAAGAATTAAGACAATATAAGAAAAACTTTACTTTAAATGTATATGAAATTACAACTGAAGAAGTTAAGCAAAAACAAATAATAGAGCCAGAAGAAAGAGAAGAAATAATAAGAATCCCAGTATATGATACAACAGAGCAAGAATATGAGGAGTACTTGCAGCAAAGAAGAAAAAGAGAGTTAGAAAAGCCAAGATGGAAAGTAAGAGATGAAGAACGTTAAGGAGGAGTAATAATGTTAGATAAAAAAAAGGGAATTGAATTTACAATTGACATAGAAGAAATAACAGATTATGAAGAATTTAACAAGAACAAAAATTGTATATTTGAATTACAAAAATTAGTTAATAATTATGATTATTTTTTACAAATAGGATTTAATGAAAGAAATATATTAATGTGTACAGGAAAGATTGTAAGTTATACTAAAAAAGAATGTGAAGCATTATATACTTTATTTAAAAATGATTATAAAAGAATAATAGAAAAATATTATGGGAAAGTAAAACCTATTGATAAAATGAAAATGTATTTTAGTTTAATATAAAGGTAGGTGTAAATAATGAATGATAAAGAAATTTTAGAATATTTTAAAAAAAATAAAGGAATAGGAACAAATCTTAAAATTACAGGAGTTTTAAATGTACTAACAAATTTAATAATATATAAAGGTTGGATTACAGAAGATGAATTTAATAAAGCGGTAGAAACATCAGTAGATAATATAGCAAAAAAAGCATTAGAAGAAATGACACAAAAGGAAAGAGAAGATTTAGAAGCACAAATTAGAATTGAAAAAGACCCTTTTTTTGGTAGTTTATTTAAAAAATATGAAGAAAGGTAGGTGTATATATGAGTAAAGCAGATGATATGTTTGAAAAATTAGGATATAAGATAGAAAATATGACAGATAAGGATGGACATATATGGGGAATAAGTTATAAAAACGATGGAGAATATTATGATATAGATTTTGATTTATATGATAAAACAATATGTGTTGGCTCTCAAGGTAATTTTGAAGCTGTTTATTTTACAATGCAAGATTTAGAAGCAATAAATGAAAAAGTAAAAGAATTAGGTTGGTTAGATAGGTAGGTGTATATATGAGAAAAATAAAACAATATACAAGAGCAGAAATAAGAGAAATAACACTAAAAAGATGGAAAGAGAGACATAAAAATGACAATATGTAATAATTGTAAACATTTATGGAAAAGATGTAGTAAATTATATTGTAATAATATTACAAATACTGCATATAGCAAAAGTAAAAAAGAATGTAAATATTTTGAAGAAGGAAAAAATGTACGACATTATTATTCTAAAAGTAATAAATATAAATCAAGGTAGGTGTATATATGAACGAAGAAGAAATAATTGAATATTTAAAAGAATGTATTGAGCACAGTAGATATAATTTTGAAAATTTTGGAGAGAATAATTATCTTGATAAATCTACACAAAATGCAATACAAGGTTTATTAGATTTATATGAAAAAGAAAAAGAAAAGAATAGTAAAGCAATAGGACATATAGAAAGTTGCAAAACAAGTTTAGGAAATTATATACTATCGCCAAATGAAACAGAATACTTATTACAAATTTTAGAGGAGGAATAACTAATGAATAATGAAGAAAAGAAAGCAATAGAAACAATAGAAGAATTATTAAGAAGTGATGAACCAATATGTGAATATATGTTAAAACATCAAGAAATAGATGCAATGAGAAAATTATTAAATCTAATAGAAAAACAAGCCAAAGAAATAGAAGATAAAAAAGAAGAAATATATTCTATTGCTAAAACTAATTATATATTAGGACAGACAGATGAAAGAAGTCAGTGGTACAAGAAAATAAATGAGAAGATAGAAGAATATGAAAAAGATATAAAAGATTTTGTAAATACAGATAATTCAGGAAGATTTACAAGAGATAAATGCATTTTAACTTATTATGTGGAAGTCTTAAAAGAATTAATAGGAAAGGAAGAATAATTATGGAAGAAGTTTGGAAAGACATTCAAGATTATGAACGGTTTATATCAGGTAAGCAATTTTGGAAATGTAAAATCATTAGACAGAAAAACATTTGACAGTGTTAGAAAACAAGTAAAGCATTTAAAAGGAAGAAAATTAAAACCTGCATTAGATGTTAGAGGTTATAAATGTGTCGTTTTAACTAAAAAAGGCAAACAAAAGACATATAGAGTACATAATCTAGTTGCTCAAGCCTTTTGCAAAGGATATAAAACAGGTTTAGTAGTAAATCATAAAGATGAAAATAAAACAAATAATTTTTATTTAAATTTAGAGTGGTGTACTCAAAAAGAGAATGTTTGGTATTCCAAAATGAGGAAAGAAGTCCTATGTGTCGGTAGAAAGTTAGGAAAGGAAGAATAATATGAGTAGTTTAAATTGTTCATTAGGATTTATAATTGACTTAAATAATGTGTTAGATAAATTGATGGAAGATAAAACAATACAAGCACAAATAAGCAATATAACAATAGTACCTATTGGAGAAAAAGAAGATACGATAAGTGGTAAAAGACAAGTATTTGAAATTGTCAGGTATATTAAGGAGTGATTTTATGACCACAGAAGAACAAAGAGATTATTGGGAAGAAAGATATTATAAAGAACATATAAAAAATATAAAATTACAAAGAGAAATTGAAGTTTTAAAACAAAAAATAAGTAATAATATTGCTAATAATTAGAAAATATGATAGTATATTATTGGAGAAATAATATGGAAAATTGTGAAATGGTAGAATATAATTTATGTCTTCGGCTGTACTGGACTTGCTGAAGGGGATTGGCAAGGTAAATATAAATGCAATTATTATCAAAAATTAAAAAAAACAAGTGATTATTTAAAAATAATTGGAAAGAGAGATAATAAATATGTTTTTTATAGGGTTAATAGTAGGAATAATTTTAGGAATAGCAATTATGGCAATATTACAGATTAACAAAGACGAAAAAACATCGAAGAGGTTTGATAATTATGAGAAATAAAGAAAGTAATAGAGCAAGAATTATAGATGCGGAATACAGAAAAAAAGTTAAATGGGAACAAAGTCAAAAGAATAAAGAAAAGAATAAAAGATATTCATAATTGTCTAAATTTAAAATTAAAGGAGATGATATAATTGGCAAGAAACAAATTAACAGATAAACAAAAAAAGAAAATAGTAGCTGATTATGTCCAAAATCAAAATTATTTAAAAACTGCTCAAATGAACGGAATAAAAGCAGAGAGCGTTAGAAGAATTGTTAAAGCCGATAAAGAGTTCGTGAAAAAAAGTGAACAGAAAAAACAAAATGATACAAAAGATATACTGGAATATATGGATACAATAAAAGAAAAACAAAAAAGAATTATAGATTTATCGTTAGAAGCTTTAGAAACTAAACTAGAAAAACCAGATAGATTTATAAACGTAAAAGATATTGCAACGGTTTATGGAGTTATATTTGATAAGGCTTTAAAATATAAAGAAATACAATATAAAGCAAAAGAAGAAAGTGAAGCAAAAAGACAAAACGGGGTTATAAGCGAACTTATAGGAGCATTAAATAAAGCAAAGGAAAATAAGAATGAGTAAAACATTAAATGAAATGTTAAATCCAAAGCAAATAGATTTTATGCTATATGATGATAGAAGAATAAACTTATTAACAGGAAGCGTAAGAAGTGGAAAAACTTATGTATCATTATTAAAATGGGCTGTATTTGTTGGAAGTATGCCAGAGAATTGTGAGTTCTTAATGACAGGTAAGACAATTACATCATTAAAAAGAAACTGTTTAGGATTATTACAAGATTTAGTTGGAGATAATTTCAAGTACAGTTTAAGTCAAAAGAGCGGAACGTTATTTGGTAAAAAGATATGGCTAGAGGGTGCAAATGATGATAGAGCAGAAAGTAAAATCAGAGGAATGACACTTGCTGGAGCTTATGTTGATGAATTAACACAAATACCAGAAGATTTTTACAGAATGCTATTATCAAGATTAAGTATGAAAAATGCAAAATTATATGCTACAACTAACCCAGATGCTCCCACGCATTGGGTAAAAGTAGATATAATAGACAATGAAGAAATAGACAAAAAGATATGGCACTTTACATTTGATGATAACGAGATATTAAGAAAAGAAAATCAAGAATATTTTGATAATTTAAAAAGAGAATATCAAAGTATGGGGGATGTATATTATCAAAGGTTCATACAACGGCATTTGGGTGCTTGCAGAGGGACTTATATACAAACAATTTGCAAACAATCCAGAAATGTTTATAAAAGATGAAGCAGTTGATGAATACGGAAATCCTATTAGATTTATGATAATATCAATAGGAATAGACTATGGAGCAACAGAAGGAGAAACAGAATTTAAGGCAACAGGAATAACGCAATACTTTAAAGAAGCTTGGACAATAGATGAGCTAAAGTTAGCAGGTTTACATACACCAGAAGATATGTATAAACAATTTATAGAGTTTTACAAAAGAGTTGTTGCAAAATATGGCAAAGTTACACATTGCTTTGCGGATTATGGAGCGCTTCGGGCAAGTATTGACTTATGGAATGAATAGATATTTACAACAAAACAATATACCTTTGAAAATAGAAGATTGCATAAAAGGACAAATAAATGACAGAATATTTTTAGACCAAATGTTATTTGCACAACATAGAAGATTTATTTTAAAAGATTGTAAATATTTAATAGAAGCATATAAACTAGCTGTATGGGACGACAAGCGCGAAGATACAAGACTTGATGACGGAACAACGCCAATTGATGATTTAGACGCAAGCGAATATTCAATGTTTCCATTTTATGATAAATTAATGCAAAATATTAGAGAAAAGTATACATAATTAGAAAATTTAGAAAAGTATTGATATAAAAGAGTTACAAAAAAACTAGTATTAAAAAAAGCCGGTAAAACACTTTTAAAAGATGACTTATGTAAACAAGGAGGGAAAAATGAAATTAGAAAAATTTTTACAAGATAATTACAATTATAATCCAGAAGTAAAAGACAATATAAAAACATATATAGAGCAGTGGAAATCTTGGTACAGAGGCAATGTGCGTAGTTTCCACAATTATTTTATATATAATGGACAAAGAAAAGTAAATAAAACAAGATTTACTTTAAATATGGCAAAAGAGATAAGCGAAGATTGGGCAGATATATTATGGAGTGAAAAATGTGAAATATCATTAAAAGATAAAAAATCACAAGAGCAATTTAATGAATTAATAGACAATTTAGATTTATACACTACAATAACACAATTAATAGAAAAATCTGGAGCATTGGGAACAGAAATGGTTGTTGTAAGTGCCTATGATATTATAAAAAACGAAGATAAAATGACGTTAGATGTAAGTAATGCAAAGACAAGAGTAAACATAGTTGATATTGATTGGATATTTCCATTAAGTTGGGATAATACAGGAATAACAGAGTGTGCATTTGGAAGTGTACAGTACATAAAAGGACAAAAGTATATAGTATTATCAGTACACAAATTAAATGAGCAAGGAAACTATGTAATATATAATCATTTATTTAGCGAAATAAACGGAAATTTAACAGAAGTATTAGGACAAGAAGGAACAGAAAATGAATTTGATACAAAGTCAAATATAAAATGGTTTTCTACATTTAAACCATTGTTAACAAACAATTTATTTGAAGATAGTCCATTTGGAATACCACATTATGCAAATGCAATAGATGTAATGAAAACAGTTGATATAGATTTTGATGCATTTAAAAATGAAGTAAAAGATGGCAGAAGAAGAACGTTTGCAAGAGCTGAAATGTTTAATTATGATAATGGAGAACAAAAACTTACATTTGACCCTAACGACACAGATATTTATATGCTACCTAAAGGAGCAACAAAAGATGATTTAATACAACAAGACCACGATGATTTAAGAGTAGACAAACAAATAGAAGCATTAAATACTTCACTTAATATTTTAGGAAATAAAGTAGGATTTGGAGAAAACCATTATCATTTTGACGGAACAAATTTAAGTACAGCAACAGCAGTAATATCAAGTAATAGTAAAATGGCAAGAAGAATGAAAAAATTACAAATAGGATATGAAAGTGCTATATATGATTTAGTAAAAGCAATATGTTATGTATCTACAACATTTGGAGCATATAACTTAAATACAGATGATATGGTAATACAATTTGATGATAGTATAATTGAGGACAAAGAAGCAGAAAGCAATCGTGCATTAAGAGAATTAAGTGCGGGTGTTATATCAGCAGTCGAATATCGTATGAGAATATTTGGAGAAAGTGATGAAATTGCAAAACAAGCAATAGCAGAAATAAATGCAAGTCAGCCAACAGTGGAACAAATAATGGCAAGTAATAATAATGACAATTATGCATTAATTAATCCTCTTACTATTAGTTCTACTCGTGAGAATGAAGAATAGGAGGTAATCCTATGTTAAGCCAAGAAGTAGAAGAAAGACTTGCTGAATATATCGTAAGTAGAATAGAAGAAACAAACACATATATATTACAAAAAATAGGCGAAACAATAAAAAAGATGAGTAAATTAAGCCCAAGTCAAGCTTATCAAGTTTCTCAAATATTAAAATATGGTGGCAGTTATGAAGAAATAGCAAAAGAGTTAGCAAAAGTAAGTGGAAAAAATGTACAAGATATTTACAAGATATTTAATGAAGTGGCAAAAGAAAACAAAGAATTTGCAAAAGAGTTTTACAAGTATAGAGGTGTAAATTATATTCCATATAGCAAAGATATAGCATTGCAAGAACAAGTAAATAGCATTGCTGATATAACTGCAAGAGAATATTTGAATATATCAAGAACAAGAGGAATAGGTTTTATGTTTGAAGATAAAGATGGAACAAGATATTTTAAAAATTTACAAGAAAGTTATTATGAGATAATAGACAGAGGAATACTTGCAATAAGTCAAGGCAAAGAAACATATCAAACAGAAATGCATAGAATAATGAGGCAATTGGGAAATAGCGGACTTGTGCAATACAAAAGTGGATATGCAAGAAGATTAGATAGTGCTGTTAGAATGAATTTATTAGATGGAATAAGGCAAGTAAGCAATGAAACAAGCAAAAGATTTGGCGAAGAATACGGAGCAGACGGAATAGAAATAAGTGTACACAGTAATCCTGCTCCAGACCATGCAGATATACAAGGTAGACAATTTAGTAATGAAGAATATGAAATATTAGAAAATGGTGGAATAGCAACAGACTATAAAGGAAGAAAATATGACGGGGCAGACAAAAGACATATAAGTGAATTAAATTGTTATCATAAAATATTTACAATAGTTTTAGGAGTAAGTGAACCACAATATACAGATGAGCAATTAAAGAAAATACAAAAGGATAATGAAAAAGGCTTTAAATTTGAAGGAAAGCATTATACAAATTATCAAGGAACACAATTACAAAGAAAATTAGAGCTTGAAATAAGAAAGACAAAGGACAAACAGATATTAGGAAGAACAAGCGGAGATAACGAGTATGCAATGCAACAAGAAAAGCGTATAAGAATATTAACAAGCAAATATAATGAATTATGTAATGTTAGTGGATTATTACCTAAAAAGCAAAGGATGAGCATTTCGGGATATAGGAGAATTAAAGTATGAAAGTTGCAATAGATAAAAATACTATTGACAAAATACAAGATTTAACAGAATTTGAATATATTTATGTATATGACAATGAGCCATTAGATTATTTGTTAAAATTAGGCATTATTTGCCAAAATAAAGCACTTATTGATGAGGTAGATATAAACTTAAGCCAATATAATATAAAATGTCTTAAAAAGGCAAATATTGACGACGAAGAATGGTATAAGTTGCCGCCTAAAAAAGATTATAAATTTGCTATAATAGTTCCTAGTTGTAACAATGACCACCGGTAATTATAATGGAAAAACATTTTTGCAAAATTGTATTGAAAGTGTATTAAGTCAAACATATATTAATTTTGAATTAATTATTGTAGATGATATGAGTACAGATATGTCAGTAGAAACAATAAATAATTATAAAGATGTTAGAATACATTTAATACAGAATAAAAGAAAAAGATACAATGGTGGAAGCAGAAATATTGGTATAGATTATGCAATTAATACTGACGCTGATTATATAATGTTTTTAGACAGTGATGATTGGTGGAAAGATAATACAGTATTAGAATATATTAATAAACACTTAAATAATCACGAAATGGCTATATTTGGTGGAGAATTTATATTTAATAATGGTAAAAGATATTCACACGCTAATAAATTTGATTGCTTTAGAGATATATTTGAATGTTCAAAAATATGGTGTACTGCATGGAGCAAAGTAATAAGAAAAGACAAAATAGTATATTTTTGTGAAGATACTTTAATGGAGGACAGAGTTTGGAGTTACAGACAAGCAGATAATATTGATTTTGACAAAGTATTGCATATAGATAAAATATGTTATATTTGGAATAGAATGAATAATACAAATAGTGTGAGCGAAGTTAAAGGTAATTTTTGGAATGCAAGTGCATATTGTCATATAGGACATCAATTACAGCTTTTAGAAACATTAAAACATCAAGAAATGAAAACCTTTTTAGAAAATAAAATAAAAGAATGTAAAAGAAAGGTAGAAAATGGAATATATGAACAATTTTAAAGTTTCTGTAATAATACCTGTATATAATCAACAAGAATTAATAATAAAAGCATTAGATAGTATTCCTGAAAGAGATGACATAGAAATAATAGTAATAGATGATGGAAGTATAGACAATACGTGGAAAGTTCTTGAAAGTAAATTAAGACGTAATATGATTTTAATTAAAAACAATAAAAATAAAGGAGTAGCCTATACAGTAAATAAAGGATATGATAATGCTCGTGGAAAATATATAGTATTATTAGGTAGTGATGATTATTTTTATACAGAAAACTTTGAAAAAGCAATTAATGAATTAGACGGAACGGACTTTATATTTTTTCAAACATCAAATAATTATGGAATGGTAGATTTAGATGGACACAATGAATGTGGCAGCTTTAAATTTATGCGTTCTGATTTTATAAAGGATTTTAGATATGATGAATTTAGGTTGGCTGGAGAAGATTATCATTTATGGAATAAAATGCTTGAAAAAAATCCTAGTATAAAATATTTGGATTTATTGGTTAAGCATTATAACTACCCAAGAGAAGGAAGTTTGAATTGGCAATTAAATAATGGTATAATTGATTTAGAAAGTGGATTAAAGAAATGAATATTGTAATATGTTGTACACAAAATTGGTATTGGTATTTAGCGGTAAATATATATGCTTTATTAAAAAATAATAAAGTTAATAAGATATATTTGTTTATAGAAGATGACAATATTTCATATATAAAAGATAAAAAAATACAATTTATAAATATTAATAATATACAACAACATATTAAAACAAATAGTCCGAATTATAATACAAAATATACTAGATTTAGTTTTATAAGGTGTTATTTAAGTAAAATACTAAAAGAAGATAAAATATTATATGTAGATGCAGATGCAATAGTTATAGATAATATACAAGAATTATGGGATATTAATTTAGATAATTATGCTATTGCGGGAGTAAAAGAACCAGGAGAATGGAGTAAACATCTTAATAAGCAAAATATGGACGATAAATACATTAATAGTGGTGTATTATTAATGAATTTAGATTATATAAGAAAAAACAAATTAGATGATAAAATGCTTGAGTTATTAAATACAAAACCTTATGAACTTCCAGACCAAGATATTATAAATGTTGTATGTGAAGATAAAATAAAATATATAAGTAATATATATAATTCAACAGAAACAACAGGAATGGTAAATAATGCTAAAATTATACATTACATAAGACAAAGAAAAGGCTGGATAAAAGAAAGTCCAAGAAGTGATATTTGGTTTAATTATCAAAATAAAATGTTTGAGGAAGGAGGAATGAATATGGTTAAATGCGAAGTAATAATGCCTTTTTATTTAGGAGATTTTTATAAATTGCATAATGTACAAAGAAAAGCATTAAATAAACAAGGCTTTTTATATGTTGGAGATATTTTTGAATGCGATGAAGAAATGGCAAAATATTTAACCACTACAAACAGTTATAATAAAGCTTATGTTAAAATAATTGGAGTTATTCCTGAAACAAAAAAAGAAGAAATAAATCCAATACAAGAAAAAACAAAAAGAACAACAAGAAAAAGAAAAACTCTTGCAAAAGAATAAAAAATATGTTATGATATCAGTGAGGTACTAATGGAAGAATTTAGATGTATAAGCTGTAAAAAATTATTATTTAAAGGTAAGTTTATTGGTACAGTGCAAATTATGTGTAACAGATGTAAAAAAATAGTAGAAATAGAATGCCAGTTACAAGAGCATCAATCTAATTAAAGATTGATGTTTTTTTGTTTATAATTTTATTTTATAAAAGGTTAACGTACCTTAAAAGCGGAATTTAAAGTCTAACTTATGACTATAAAAAAAGGAGAAAATGTTATGGAAGAAAATAACAAAGACATTGTTAAAAACAATGGAGAAACAGGAGATGTAAAACCTGAAAAAACATATACAGAGCAAGATATTCAAAATTCATTTAATGCTGGAGTAAAGAAAGCAAATAGTGATTGGCAAAAAGATGCAAAATACAAAGAATTTCTTGACTGGAAAAAAACAAATCAAAATGATAGTGAAAAAATAAACGAATTAACTAATACAAATACAAGTTTAACTAATGAAATAAAACAATTAAAAGCACAAATACAAGTCGATAATAGTAATTGTAAAAAGGAATTTAGTAAATTTGTTACAAGTGAAGTTATGAGTTTAGTAAATGACACTAATGATTTTGAGAGTGTTTTGAAGGATTATAAAAAGAATAATCCACAATATTTTGGAGAAACAGTTATAACAAAAACACAAACAGCTCCAAGCCTTAATAATGGTGGTACACAACCGCAAACAACATCAACAATTATGAATGACATTATTAGAGGAGCAAGAAATAATTAAAAATTAGGAGGTATTTAAAATGGCAGTTATTGCAAGAACAGATGTAGATAGTTTAATAGAGACACAAGTTGCTAATGAAATTTTTGAAGGAGTAACAAAGGAAAGTAAAGCATTAAGAATGTTTAGAAGATTACCTAACATGACAAGTGATAAAACAAAATTAAGAGTATTAGATTCATTACCAGTTGCTTATTTCGTAGACGAAACAACAAACAATGGTAGAAAAAATACAACTAAAATGGCATGGGACAAAAAATATATTAATGCAGCAGAATTAGCTGTTATAGTTCCTATAAAGGAAAATGTATTAAATGACACATCAATAGATATATGGGCAGAGGTTAGACCAAGAATAGTAGAAGCATTTGCTAAAAAGATAGACAATGCTATGTTCTTTGGTGTTGATAAGCCAACAGACTGGAGAGCTGGTTTAGTTCCATCTGTAATTACAGCAGGAGCAGAAGTAGATGAAACAGGAAGATTATATTCAGACATTAACGATGTTATGACAAAAGTAGAAGAAAGTGGATATGAAGTAAATGGTATTTTAGGTGGAGTTGGATTAAAAGGTAAATTTAGAATGATGACAGATACAACAGGACAACCACTAAATACAACTGAAATTGGTTCTGTAAGAAGAGAATTTATGGATAATGGTGTATGGAATAAAACAGTTTCAACATTAATTGCTGGAGATTTCTCACAAGCTGTATATGCAATCAGACAAGATGTAACATACAAAGTATTAGACCAAGCTGTAATCCAAGACACAGATGGTTCAATCTTATACAATCTAGCACAAGATGACATGGTTGCTTTACGTGTTGTTATGAGATTAGGATGGGAAATTCCAAACCCTGTAAATGCATTAAATGAAACAGCAACACGTTTCCCATTTGCTTCACTAAAACCTGCAGAAGTACCAAGTCTATAAAATAATAAGTAAAGGAGGCACTTTATAATGGAATTTACTAATCAATATCTAAATTATGAAGAATATATAGAATTAGGAGGTACATTAGAAGAAGTGCCTTTTAATGAATTAGAATTTGAATGTAGTAGAATAATAGATAGTAATACACAAAACAGACTAAAAAATGTAAATGAAATTCCAAAAGAAGTAAAAATGCTTGAATTTAAAATGATAGAAGATTTACAAAACTATTATATTTCTTTAAAAGAAGCTCAAAATGGTTTACAAAGTGAAAATACAGATGGATATTCAGTAACATATATTCCAAGCTCACAAATAGAACAATTAGTAAAAGGGAAAAAAGATGTTTTAGAAGATTTAATATCGAATTATCTTTTTGGAGTAATTGTTAATAACGAACATCTTATATATTGTGGGGTGTAAATTATGATAACAAACAAACAAATAACATATTATCATAAAACATTAAATGAAAATACAAAATTAGAGCAATGGACTAGGTATTTATTTACAAATGTGTGGGTATTTGGTGGAAAAGGCTCATCAGTAAATAAAGGATATGAAAATGCTAATGATGTTGATGTAAGAATACCTATGAAATATGTAAAAGATAAAAGTATTTTCAAAGTTGGAGATATAGTTGTAATAGGCAATTATCCGAATATATCTAAACAAAGTGAATTAGCAAATACTGAATTTTATAACATAAAAAGTATTAATATAAATGATTTTGGATACAATCCACATATACACTTGGGAGGCAAGTAATATGAAGATGAAACCTATAAGCACAATAAAAGCCAATCTAGGTATTGACGTCGGTGGAAAAGTACAAAGATTTTTTACAGATACTTGTTATAGGTATATGGACAAATATGTGCCAAAAGATACAGGAGCATTAAGAACTATTGTTAATAAGGGAGCAGATTATATTACTTATGAAAGTCCGTATGCACACGCTCAATATATTGGCTTTACGAAAGGAGTTGTAAGAAATTATACAACACCGGGAACAGGCTCATATTGGGATAAAAGAATGTGGAGTGTAGAAAAAGAGAAAGTAATAGAAGAAGTACAGAGGTATGTAAATGAAAATAGATAATTTAAGAATAACAAAATTAAGGGAATATTTATTTAATATAATTCAAGTTTTAAATGAACAATATGAACAAATTAATGTAAATTTCTTGAGTAATGATATCAATAATTATTCATTAGATAAAATGCCTATTGATACTAAAGACAGTCAATGGATAATTGGAGATATTTTACATAGAGAAGTATATTCATTTAGAAGTAGAATGAATTATAGTATTGATGTAGTTTCTAATATAGAAAATATAGGTTTTTATGAAACATTTGAAAAGATAATAAAAATGAATAATGAAAACAATATATTGCCAAGCATAAGTGGAATAGAAAGTATACAATGTTTAAATTGCGGTACTATGAATAATTCTACTACAAACACAGCAGAATTTGATATACAAATAGAAATAAAATATAGAGATATTGATAGTGAAATCTATCCGTCTTTATAATAAAAAAGGAGGAAAGAAAATGTCATTAGCAGTAATACCAGATAATATAGAAAAAATAAAAAGAAGTGAATTTATTTCATTTATTGATACAACACCAGCAAGCACAGCAACTTGGGTAACATTAGGTATAGGAATTGACGAGTATGCAGTTTCATATAATCCACAAGTAGATACAGAAAAATGGATTATAGAAGACAATGCAAGAAATGACCATACATCAAATCAAAAACAAGGAAGTGTAACTCAAAAATGTTATAAAAACGACCCTGAATTTGAATTTGTTGCAGCTGGTAGAGATGAATTAAATTATAGAACACACATATTAGATGTAGATACATGGAAAGGAACAAACGGAAGTTATCCTGCAAAAATGAGTGATGTTATAATAGCAGTTACAAGTTATTCAGGAGAACAAATAGAATATGATATTTATTATGATGGAGATGCAGTTGATGGAACAGTATCAATTACAGCAGGAGTTCCAACATTTACACCTAATGCAAGTTTATAATAAAATTTAACAAAGGCGAAGGCAGAATATATTTGCCTAGCCTTTTTTTCAAAATAAGGAGGAATTAAAATTATGGAAGCAGAGGTTAAAGCCAAAAGCGATAATATAATTCAATTAAAGAAAAATGATAGTATTTTAAGATTAAGAATACAAGATGAAAATGGAAATGATACAGGTAATTATTTGGAATTTTGTCTTGAAGATATAGAATTGCCAATAAGATACCAAGAAATAATTGAAGAAGATAAAAAAAATAGAGCTAATTTAAAAAATCAATTCATTATAATAGACAAAAAACAAGACCATAAAGGAAAAAAATTATTAAGTTCTAACGAAGAAGCTAAAATTAAAGCAATGCAAGATTTTTATAAAAAAGAAGTAGAAATATACAATATGTTTTTAGGCGAGAGTGGAGTTGAGAAACTATTAAATGGTAGACAATTAAGTTGGAGTACGTTAGATGAAATAGATGAAATTATAGAAAAATCAATATTACCACAATTACAAGTGAGTGCTGAAAAAATAAAAGAAAAAATAATGACAAAATATGGTACAAAGAGGGAAGATATAATTGAGTAAGCCAAAATATGTTAAAGTAGATAACGAATTATATGAAATTAATACGGATTTTAGAGTAGCGTTTGATTGTGAAGAAATTGCAAGAGATGTAAATATAAGTGATTATGAAAGAGGATTAGCAATTATATATAAATTATTTGGAGAAAAAGGATTATCGTGCCAGAACACAAATAAATTGCTTGAGAGCGGTTTAAAATATTTGAAAGTAAACAATATGTCTGATGAAGAAAAAACGCTTACAGACAAACCTGACAACAAAAATACATTAGATTATAAAAAATGTGAAGGATTAATACGAAGTTCTTTTAAATTTGATTATAATTACGACCCTTATGAATTAGAATATTTACATTGGTATGATTTTTATAATGATTTAGAAAATTTAAGTACAAGTGAATTTGGAACTTGTTGTGTATTAAGTAGAATACAAAGTATATTAAATACAGATATTAGT